CTCGCCTCTTTATACACCCATGAGAACACGTACAAGGAGTACAGAGTTAGACCGTTCTATCAGAGCCGCCTACTCGTCGGTTGACGCAGTCAAAAACTGCGCTGGCCAGACGACGGGCACGCCTACTGGTAATTACGGCGCCTGGAATCGCGTCACACGTCGCTCGCAAGAGCGGATGGACGACGACACTGGGCTTGGCAAGGATCATCCTTGCCTCCACCGGAGGTGCGAGTTCACCATTAACATGGTGCACTCAAACCCGTACACGTTCCAGAATACTGGAGCGGGTTCAGTAGTTCATGCAGTACAGGATCGCTGGGTCCTTCCAAAGGATGACGCCCTTCAAACGGGCTACTCCTCAGGTTGGGTCTCGGCCCCGTATACTGCGCTACCGCCCGGGGTAACTCTTATTCCCCCTGTTGCCAATGAAGCTAAGATCATCAATGATGTTTGGGAAGACGCCCACGCAAGTGTGGCGGACGCCCTATTAAACCTTATTGAGGGTCACCAACTAATACCGTCCATCAACGCTGTCAGCGTTGACTTGGCCCCTGCTGGAAAGCAGTGGCCACGGTTACGTAAGGTCCTTAAAAGGGCCAGCGCCGCGACACTAGCTGTGCAGTTTGGCATTAAGCCGCTGCTCAACGACATGTCATCGGTCTGGTCCTATACGGATAAGCTAGCGCAAGACCTACGTAGGTTTGAGAAAGGTGATGTGCACCGCGTGTCGCGTCAAGCGATCGTAGAGCCTACCACTCAGATCATAACGACGAATACTGGGACGAGGAGGCACACTGTGCTTCCGATCTTCCGAGTACCGCCGACCTACCGCTATGTCCTACGTGTTAAACCCATAGTGCCTTATAAAACCAGGTTGTTTACAACCTTGGATCTTCTGGCACGAAGGCTCTCTACTGGGCCAGCAACGTTAGCTTGGGAGGTAACTCCTTTCAGCTTTCTGTTTGACTGGTTTGTAGACATCCGGGGACTTCTTATGACCCTCGACAATGCTGTTCGGCGCGAGCCGTTCAAAGTTGTCGGGGCGACGAGGAGTCTTACGTATGAGGTATCCAATCACGGTCGCACCGAAGCACTGGGTAATTGTTACTCAGGCCAGGTGCTCGCCGAAGAGGATGCCGGCTCGGTAATGTATAGACACTACGAGAGACAGTCCATGCCCCAGCAACAGCTGGTGGCGTGGAACCCCAAAGGTACCGCCAGCCGACTAACGTCGGCCATAGCGCTGCTCACGCAGTCGCTGACCTCTGCGAAGAGGTTTAGGTGAACCTAAGGAGCCATTAACCGCAATAATGCGGAGGGTGGCCAACCCGATCGGAAAGATGATACTGACAATGTCATTCGCGAAATTCAAAAGTAGCGAACGATCGATTATCAAGTTAGTTAACCAACAACATCAAATCCTATGAATGCCTCACTGACGTTCAACTCAGTCGTCTTCGAGCCGGCCCTGCTGCCTTCTGGGCAGACGGGCTCGTTTCGGCAATCCAGTGCTCGGGGAGTAACAACCCCGGACACTCTGAGCATTGCAGCTCAGAACTACACGGACTCCAAGTATAAACAACCTGGGGTTCGTCGTTTGGCGCGGGTCGGAGGCGTCTACAAAGACGCTAATGGCTCGTCCCACGAGATTGCATTCCAGGTTCTTGGTCAGATTCCGAACATCGCGAGCGCCACAGACGTGGCGACCGTGTTGGCGACCTTTAAGGCCGCCGTCGCGAATGCTGACTTCCTGGCAGACGTACTGAACAACGAATCCTAACGGGAAAAACCCGTCTAAGGACCGTTGGCTAATAGAACAGATAGGCAGCTAGGACTCTATACATATGAATACGTTACTACATATCCATACATGCCTGCTGGCTGACATTGGTCGTCTCACGGGCTTTCGAGAAATCGAGAGCCTTCAGATTGACATGCAATGGGCGCTACATTTGGCGCCGCAGCTAGAGAAGTTGCTCTTGGACCACCTAAAGGAGCCAGGTTCGCACCTGGATCTCACGGCGTTCCCGGAGCAGTTGAGGAGACTCGTAGCCGCGTCCGTCATGGACGCGGAGAAACTACGATACCTTCGACAACTTCTTCTGTTTAGCTACAAGGCCTTAGTCACACATGATCATGAGCTCGTTAAAGCCGCAATCGGTTCTTATATCGATTGTAACTCTGATGTCTTGGACTTTGGTGAGCGGCTGCAAAGCCGTTCACCTGTCCTTCTCGGTCAAGTCGCAAGGCTTGTCCGTTCAGTCCTCTATAGGATGGACCCCCGGGGAATCACCCCAGGGTTCGGTCCCGGCGCCGTTACCACCTGTAAATTAAGGTGGCAACGGGCATGGTGTCAAATCGACGCCGTGTGGCCGCTATCCGACTATATGTGCCTGGCAGGAAATGCCGAGCATCAAATGTCGCTAGCTGGCAGGACTGACGATCAGATCCAAGCAAAGCTAACAGCTGTCCCTAAGGATAGCCGTGGGCCTCGCCTGATCTGCGTTCACCCTGCTGAAGCCGTATGGTTTCAGCAGGGCATGCGTAAGACGTTGGAGCGCGCCATAACAAGGCGCGGTGTTGACAGGATGTCGCCCGCTGGGCGCGTCCAATTCGACACACAAGTGCCGAACGGGCGTATCGCGCTGATAGCGAGTCGAAGGGGGCATTATGCCACGATCGATTTGAAGGAAGCGTCTGACAGATTGTCGGACCGCCTAGTTCAGGCCCTTATGGGGCCTTACTATAAGTGGTTCGGTTGCTGTCGTGCCTCGGAAGTCGTAATACGCAATAAGGTTTGTCACCTTGGCGCGTATGCTCCCATGGGGAACGCTACGGTGTTTCCTGTTCAGAGTCTGATATTCTGGGCTATATGTGTGGCTGCATTGCATGAGGCGGGGCACAAAGCCCCTAATTGTGCATTTGTGTTTGGGGATGACATTATCGTGCCGTCCGAGCATGCTGAACACGTGATGAACGTGCTAAGCGAGTTCGGGTTGGTTGTGAATGCTCGCAAGAGCTTTACCAAAGGCTTCTTCAGAGAGTCGTGTGGCGTTGACGCCTATAAAGGTGTCAACGTTACGCCTGTCCGCTGGAAGCTGGGGATAAACCCAGACAGTCCCGAAGACTATGTAGCATTATGCCAGGTCGCCCAGCTGTTAGAGCGGGGCGGCTATTGGCTCGCTGCTAGTAATGTATATTGCGAGGTAGAGCAATGGTTAGCTCGCCGGCGGAAAAGGTTGTTCTACACGAACAACCCAGACCACGGGGGGATAGCACGCTATACCCAGTGCATGAGCAAAGTTTGGCTGAATGCCGTATGGCACTCTGGCTTACAGTTGTTCATAACACCAGTATACCGGGTCAAGGAGTATCCTGTTAAGGAACCTCATGGTTGGAACCATGTGCTTGACTCAGTGCTGCGTATGTCTCCGGGCGAGAGCCCGGTTACAGGAGCGCAGCGATTGCTAGGTCGACGGACACGGGAGTCGCGGCCCGTAGGGCTGATTCGCGACTGGACGCCTCTGCTCTTTAAGGGCGAGGCATCGGTTCTGCCGTGAGGTAGACCGGGGAAG